CTTCACCGATGGAAGGACCACCAGCACCAGTTAGACCTGAGGTGTAGTCTAGAGTACCAGACATCGCGAGAGCAGAAGCAACATCAGCAGAAGTGATGATGAAGTTGCCCTTTCCTCTACGAGTCTCTTGTGCGATTGCGTTGGCATCGCGCTCAATTTGGAACATAAGTCCCTTGAATTTTTCAACTGACCATCTGCCGTTGGAGTCAACGTCTAGGTCAAAGCGACCAGCATTGGCAGTGTTGTTCTGAGCACCAGGCTTAGCGATGGTGTACACAGTACGAACAACTTCACGGTTGATCTCAGCAAGGATCTCGCTAGACAGAATGTTAGCAAGTTCCTGTTCAGCATCAAGACCGTGGATTGCCTTAAGGTCTTGTGCCAATTCCAAGGTGTATTCTGCTTTGAGAGCTCTGGACTGTGCAGTCACAGAAGTCTTCTCAATGCTGAATGACATCTCGCGGAATAGTTTTCCGCTTTCTCCTAGTGCCTCAGCGTCCTCACGTGCCATGGGCTTAACGCCACGGTCATAAGTACCTGAATCGTTAAGAAGACCGGGGTTGCTTCCTGCAACGGGGTTAGCGGTGTCGTATGCGTTTGCGGTTGCATCAAATCCTGCAGAGAAGTCACTGTCGGGTTCGTTGTACAGTGCTTCAACACCGTCACGACCTTCATACTGACTCTTCATTGCGAAGATTAGTCCAGTAGGACCAGACATGGGTTGAACGCCACAAATGTCATAGGCAATGAGGTTAGGCATTGCACGACGGATGAGGCTGATCATTACAGGATCAAATCCAGCAAGACCACCAGTTTGGGTGCTTAGACCTGAACCTGAAAGGGCGTTGCCACCAATGGCTCCGGCATTATTACCTGCTGATCCACCTGCTTCGTTAAGCATACCGCGCTCTTCGCGCATGAATCTTTCTTGGTTTTCTAACAGAACAGCGGTAACACTTTTTCTATAGTTGTCTGTGATGGCTGAAGAGCCTTCATGACCTAGAACAGGTGCCCACTTTTCTGTCAGAGCTTGTGCATTAAACATTTTTTGCTCCGAATTTAAAAATAGGTTTTATAATAATCACTTCCAGCGATTCAGGGCGGTGAGGTATTGTGCCATTGCTGGTGTTACCTCTTCGCTTAATCCTTCAACTGGAGTTTCATCTGCAACTTCTGCTGCGGGAGTAGAAACTGAATTCTTGAAGTATGACTCTTTGATAGTTTTAACTTTCTTAGAGAAATCTTCTTCAGTTACATACTCTAGACCCTCAGCAAGTGCTGCGAGTTTTTCTTTTTGAGTATCTGCGAGTCCTTCTGACACAGTGGACAGAATATTGAGTTTGGCAGACTCGTTAAGACGATTCTGTAGTTTCACATTTGCCTTGACCTGTTCGTCTAGGCGCTCTTCCATTTCACGAATAGATTCAGCCATACCTTCTACCACGTCAACTTTGTCGTCGGGGATAGCGATATAGTGTTCTTCAAAGAGACCTTTGAGACCTGCGATGAAGTCTTCAGTGATCTCATTTTTGATGCCACGATCAACAGCTACTTGATTTTCTTCTAGCCATTGTGTGACTGCGTAGTTTACAGTTCCGTTAACTTCCTCAGAGAGTTCTGCATTAGCAGATTCTACTTGCTTCTCTAATTCTTTACCGAAATGCTCTACAAGCTTGTCATACTCTTCAGAGATTTTCGCTTTGACAGCAGCTTCAAAAATAGTTTTTGCTTTCTCAGCGAACTCTTCTGAGAGTTCTGTGCCTTCTAAGAGGGCACTAATGTCTGATGACATATCCAGCTCTTCAAATGCTGGTTTGATAGGATAAGATACGTTTGGACCTTTCTTAGTTCCGTAAGCAATTTCTGCGCCAAGTGTATTGGCACCTGCTTCATCACCAGGTTTACCTGATGGTGAAGTAACACTACCGTCTTGTGAGACAGGTGCTGCTGCTTTAGAACCAGGATTATCTTCACCTTCTTCTTTGTTAGAATGAAGTGGTTCAGACTGCGAACCGCCAAGATCAGTCTGTGACTGATTAGGTGCAACTGATGTAGGTACTGTTGGCATTGGATCTTTACCACTGCCGTTTTGTTGAGGATCACCCGAAACTGCCGAGGGATCTGAGCCTGTACCAGGAATTACTGAAGCAGATACACGAGGCATGGGATCCTGTGCTCCCGCTTCCATAACGACTTGCTGACCGCTCAGAAACTCCTCAAACTTTTCGTTTAACATGTCTGACATTTTGAGTCCTTCCGTAAATCTTATGATTATCTATAGTTTATTTATTAAATTATAAACCCGCGAGGAAGTTTTGGAACACTTGAAGCGTTCTCTCCTCTAGGTTTTGGCGAGTAGATTCGCCTATGTGACGTTGATATTTAGCAACTTGGGACTCCTTAAGAATTCCATTATCCCAAACCCACTCTTTGCCTTCCATGATACCATTGACAAAAGCATCTGGTGCAGAGGGATCTGCCACAATGTCTGCAGCCGTAGCAAGCATAAAGTCATCCATAACATATGCGGTACTTTCACGCTTATCAATACTTCCCATTCCGCGTGAAGATACACCAAGTTGTACACCTTCACCTAAGAGAGATTTAGCAATCTTCCCCATAGGAGTATCTAAGATTTGCGCTTTTCCCATGAAGTTATTACCTTCTGCTCTAAGCGAAGTAATTCTGTGGGAAACTCTATCAAGGTTGACAGTTGGACCATCAGGATGACCCAACTCACCAAGAGCACGATTAGTTTTAACATACTCTTCGTTATAACGTCCGACTTCACGTTCTAAAACTTGAAATGGATAAACACGACCGTTCCTATTCTTCAGTTCAGACTGAAGAAAAACACCTTCAATGTATAATTTTTTGTCATCACCAACTCCTTCGGTGATAACACGTACATCTTCAATCTGTTCCGTTATCAGTTTCATTAGTTTCCGTCTCTACTGGTTCGTCAAAGTAAGTCTTGGCAACACTTTGTTTGTATGTTGATAAAGTTTCTGATGCTTTTGCATATAGCAAATCTTGAATAGCATCAATTGCTTTTGACCTTTCATTGTCTGCAATAGCAGTTACAATGTTAACAACTTCCGCTTCCGGATTAACCGGATTGATATTATTTTCCATGACTTATTGTTTATTTAGTATTACTAGAAGGTTTAGGTTGCGCTTTCGCCATTTGTAACTGTTTTTGATGCGCGTCGTCTGCTTTTTCTTGTTCCCTTTCATGAGAATCGTCAGCTTGTTGTGCTGCAATTTCAGGTTGGAATGCTTGATTCTGACGATCCATCATATCAAAAGTATTGATATCTGCTGGATTCATTGCTAAACCAGAATCAATCTCTGATTTCATTTGTCTATCAATTTCTTTGTATTCCTTTTCGTTTTGTTGTAGAACTTGTCTTCTTACGTATTCAAGAGAAAAATACTTACCAACAAATGGATCCATCTGAGTTGCAAGAGCAATGCGTTGCGTCATTAGTTCTTGTTCTTTTAACTCATTAAAATGGTTATCAAACAGGAAGTCATATTGAATATGCTCCTTCATTTCATCCCAATCTTCAGGAGAAATTACTCCTTTGAGAATAAGTTGTGTCTTGAGGATATCGTGAAAAAGTTCCCCAAAACGTTTACGTAGACGACCAATAAATTTAGTAAACTTAAGTTCGTCACGAAGTACTTCAGTACTCTTACCAAGATTAAATCCTTTACTCTCATCAGTGAGACGAGAAGGTGGTAGGTTTAGGGAGTTGTATAATTTCTTTTTGAAATACTCAACGTCCTTAAGTTCGCCAAGGTTCTGACCACCCGGCAGAGTTGTGATCTCAGTGCCACGACCACCTTCACGACGGGGCAACCAGAAATCCTCAAGCATACTCATATGCTTTTTGTCGTCACGAATCTCGCCAGTGCTAGCATCGTATACAAGCTTGTTACGATAACGTGCCATGACATCACGTAGGTACTGTTCCGCCTTGACTTTGGGAAGATTACCAACGTCAATATAAAAGATTCTACGTTCTGGTGCGCGTGACAGTCTGTAAATAACCAGAGCATCTTCAATCATTCTTAGTTGATTGAGTGATTTAATTCCCTTGTGTAGGAAACTCAGGTGCATTCTTTTATTTAAATCTTGAACACCGGAAGAACAAAATGCAATAGAATCTGCAGCAATTTTAATTCCTTGGGCGTTTGACATATCACCAATTGGACCAAGAGCGCCGCCCTTTAAATATCCTTTGGGATTGTATAAAAAATAATCAACGTAATGACCCCACTCGTATTCTAGGGCAGTACCTTTTATTGCTCGGTTTAATCTTGGATCCGATGAACCTGAATCTAATTTTTGTCTGACCTTACGCATTTTAAGCGGGTCAATATAACGTAATTCAAGAATTCCTTTTTTTGGATTATCTAAATCAATTACTTTGTGGTAAAATAATTTACCATCAATATACCAACTACGAACTATTTCATGAGCGCGGTTATCAAAATTCAACATCTGTTTGATTTTATCAAACTCATCACGAACTTTTTTCTTAACCCCGGCACCAACTTCCAGATTATTTAAATCAACTTCAACACAACTATCGTTGGCATCACTAACTACAAATTCATTTACAATTTCATCCACAGCAGAATCTACTTCTGGATGTAGAGACATGTCTCTATAACGTTTGATCAGTTCAAACTCATTCCTTGCAGTAGCGTCTGTGTCTACATACGTTCCAAAGTAACCGCCTGCTGCAATAGAGACTGGCTCGTCAGCAGAAGGAGGGACAGGGGATTGACCCTTCTGACCCTCCTTACGATTAATTTGAAAGCCAAATAACTGACTCATAATAATTGTTCAACTGTACGCTTCCTATTATTTAGGCAACCGTAATACCTGCTTCTCCAGCACTCTCAACAGTCCAATATGAATATTGGAATTCAACTGAGAACTCTTCAATCTGATCATTGCTATCATAAGCAAGATCAATTGCGGAAGATGATGTTGGGAATGCATACCAAAGTTTGTAAGTTCTTAGAACCTTACCTTCAGCTTTCTCATCTTTTTCCATTTGATGAACGAAGAGATGCTTACCATAAACGGTAGGATCAATGACTTCGTTTACATTGGATTCGTGACTGTTCATTTGTCTCATCCAATCCTCAAAGAAGGCACGAATTTTCATGTCTTCATCATTGATAAAGGTAGCACTCCAATTGTCAAACGTGCGGTCTCCCGCAATTTTAACTGTGCGCCCACGGAAAGGAACTTCAATTACACCTACATTGGATGCTGGTAGAGCAGCAGACTTGCACATATATGATGCAAGGTTCTGCTTTGCTGAATCATCTCCAGGGAATGCAATATCTACCCTGAACATATTGGGTCTTACACCCTGTTTTACTTTGTTTAAAAAACCAGAGACTGAATTAGTTACTGACATTTTTTTAGTTACTCCTTACTGTTGTATTTAATGATGATCAGCGTCCAACTACTTCGCTGAAGGAAACTCCAGTTCGTGTTGCAGTAAACGTTACTGAAACGTAGTTGATGGAGCGAGCGGGTTTGATGAAGATTTCTGCAACAAATTCGTTGCGGTCAATAACATCAGGGGTGTTATTGGTTTCATCACAAACAACTAGGAAATCAGTGATTCCCTGAGCAGCAACGATGTTATCTAGATAACCACCGATTGCACCAGCAAATGAGGTGCGAGTAGTTGTATCGTTGATTTCAAAAAGAACACTCTTAGAAAGTTGTTCAACTCTTTTCTCAACGTTAAGGAAGAGACGGCGAACATTAATTCTATCAAATGCTGATGGTGCAGCAAGAGCAGTTTTATCACCGAACAATACAGCACCGCTACCTGGGAAGGTTACGACTGGATTAATTCTGTTCTGATAAAGTTCGTCTCTATCTGCTTTGTTTGGATTGAATGCCAGTTTAATTACGTTGCGAAGACCGCCACGATTCATGCCAGCAGGAGAAATCCAATCAGCAACTGTTTCTGAAGTATTAACACAAAGACCAGCAATGTCTCCATTGCAAGGAACATAGCGATACTTATCATTAAAACGATCATACATGTACTTGTAACCGCTATCAAGAACAGCGTATGAAGTAGATGTAATTGTATTGAAGAAATTAACTGTGTTAGTTCTTTGATCTGAGGATGACAATGCAGTTCCGCCACTGCCAATTTGATTTCCTTTATGGGGAGAAACAAATGCGATACAATCTTTACGGAGAGCAGCAACTGCTACACATTTCTGTGCCTTAGCAAGTGTGTCTGATTCTGAACCCATAGATCCACCCATGAGGATGAAGTTAGTTTCAGTTGCTTCTGTATCTGCAAACAGATCCATAGCAGCATTTACTTCTCCGGGAGTATATGAGTAATCATCAACTCCTCCAGATAATGTAGATTCGTTTAATGCTGCAAGAAGGAACTTATCTCCAGTTGTCAATGCAGTTGATGCTTGTCCGAATGCTTCTGCACCACCTGCTGTCGTTGGTTCTACAAGACCGGTTAGTGTTCCACTTGTGTAGATAAATTCCGATTGTAAATTAACGATATCTTTGAAATACAAAGAAGAACCTTCTGCACTCTTGGCATCAGTCATCTTGGAAAGATATGTAATTCTTTCTAGTACAGTTGATGCAGCACCGGAAACATCGCCAGTGGTGTCAATAACTGCAATATGAATTTCGTCATATGAAATTCCTCTAGAAGATGCATATACAGAAGTACCAGGACGAGGACCAATTGCACCAAGAGTTAATTCAGTTCCTGCAATTTTAGTATTGGTGTACCAATCTTTAACTGAAGAAATTGCAATGTTATCATTTGATACTGTACCAATAGTAACAGAAAGATCTGCACTTGCACCAGTTCCAAGGTCTGCTGCTGGTACTGTAACAACATCGCCTTGTGTATATCCAGTACCACCTGCTTGAACTGTAACTGAAGTAACAGCTCCATTGACATCAATGATAGCTTGTACTTGTAACCCAGATCCTGTACCACCAGATGGTGAAGATGTGTGGGAACCATTCTGAGAACCAACGCCAGTATATGCAGTAAATGTAACTGCTGATACAATACCATCTCCGGGTTCATCAAATACATCAGATGATGTAATAAGTGAACCGGGGTTCTCTAGGATAACTGCTAATTCATTTGAT